ACCCCCTCATCTAATCGCTCACACTCAAGGATCAAGTTTGACCAATGATCGGCATAGTGTTTTGACCAATTATCCGGGGCAACACCCAGCAAGCTCGCTAATTCACATGCTTTACGCGACTCCCCATCCATAGCTCTACGAGTGTAGGCATATTGCTGTACTGCCAGCCACACTAATTGTGCAAGCCGTGCCGTCACTTTCTTTGTGATCCGCTTGCCTGCTAACGTCTTTTTGAACTCTTCCCATACATGCTTAGCGATCAGAACTTGATAGTCATAGTTCAGGTCATGCGCATAGCAATACCGAACCCATCCAAGCTGGTGGCCATCAAGTGTAGATATTGCCCGGCGCCACGAACTAAGACAGAACACAATTTCTTCAATCGGTGGCCTTACATCCTTACCGCCTCGAGTTTCTGCACACTTAACCGGATCAGCAATGCGAACCTGCCCGCCAACTTCACGCACCGGCTTACGTGGATAACGAGACACGTTGACCAATGCCGCTCCCTGAAACGCATCAAGCTGACCCTTTGTGGCTCCAACAATGTTTGCCAGTGCCAGCGAAACGCAGCTTCTTACATATTCTAAATGCTGTAGATTCATTACTCAGCGCTCCCCACACGTTACGCTTTGAAAATTGCGCCAACACCCAGCGCGTAATTTAAAAATTCAATTAATAGGAATCGCTGATCCCCGTGTTCCTGCTCCCACGCCCCAACATCCTTGTGCAACTTGTCGTGGCACCGTCTGCATAACGGCAACACGAACAGGTCATGCGTTTTGGTTCCCATGCCGCCCAAGCCGTGGTTTATCACGTGATGCGGATCGTCAGCTGGTTTACTGCAACCGCAGCACTTTTGCGTTTTTACCCACCGCGTGTATTTCTCACACTCCCAGCGTGCCAGCTTAGGTTTCAACATAAAGCTTGCTGGTGGTGCCTCATCGCCCATGAGTTTGATTATCGGCTTCACTAGCTCGACGTTATCAGCAATGACCTGCGCCGGATTTGTTGGCCACGGGTTTATGTCGGCCTCTTTCATAACGCCGCCCACAAATGCTGGTGGCTCAGGCGTCTTTGTGACGCGGTAATCAATGGCGCTAGGTAGATACTCAGTAACCTGTTTGAGCACGGCCCACCAGCATAGCTCTGGCAGGGTTAGTTGATGGCCTTCACGGAAACCAAGAGACTGGCGCACGGCATCCACCAGCCATTCGGCGCGGTTAATTTCGGCTATATCACCGAGCGCCGGATGAAACTGATCGTGGTGGAGGTTGTCGCAGCTCCAACACAGACGAACGGCACCATTTTTGTGCGATACCGTATTCAGGTTTCGATTGTGATAACTGCGTTTCCACTGGCAGGTTTTGATTTCATCAACCCACGCGTTAAGCGCTCCATCACCGCCAGCGGCTCTAATCACATCATAGTGAGAGAAGAACGAGCGCAGTTCCTCATCATTAGCCAGATCCTGATTTGCCGCAGGTAGCTCACCAGCGGGCAACTTATCAAACTCTTTAGGCACCTCAGTGATCATGAGACGCTGGCCTTTACGGAACTTGTGCGTCAATTGGCCCGGCTTAAGCAAAACTATGCCAGCGTCGGTTTGCGGGAATGCAGTGAGGATCATGCGCATGCCGTCACCTCATCGATCACCAACTCAACACGACCACCTTTAACGACTGGCCCCCACTCAGCATTAAGTTTTTTAATCTGGCTATCGTCAGCCCATACGCCCACTTTTGTTAGCGCATCAAACAGAGCCTTGAAATAGTTATCCAGATCGCGGCGCGCCTTCGTTGGTGGGAACAGCACAACGGAAACAGAAACGTTCTCAGTAATCGCCTTCGGCTTACGGCGTAGTTGCCCGATGACCATCGCGTATGTTTCAGCCTGATATTTACGCCCGCGTTCGCTCACTAGATGCTTACCGATTAAAGCGCCCTTGTTCGGGGCGCGCCAGTAACCATTTACGCTGGGTGGAAATGGTAGGATTAACTTCACGCTGCTACCCCCACCAGCTTTTCGGCCATACGGCGAACCTGCGCCAGAAATGCATCGCCCCGAGTGATTAGATCATCGCGGGTTACATAACTGATTGCTGGGCCACGCCATTGGTTATCCAGAATGACCACCGCACCAGCAAAGAATGCACCGGTCGGCTTTTGCTTCTCATCAGCAGGCTTAAACCACACAGGCAGATCAAAGCCAATACGCCCACGAATGAAAGCAACATGATCGGCTTCTTCTGGCCACCACACTTCGCTTGTCGCAGCCTTAATCAGGAAGATGTAACGACCGCCCTTATCGCGCATAGCCATCGCATGATCGATAATGTGCCGCATACCTGTGACATATTGCCCCTCATACTCTTTAGCGCGGCTGTAAGGTGGGTTTGCGTATGCCGCGCCGCCCAGCTCTTTTAGACGTTCTGACCAGTCCTGAGTCAGTGCGTTGTCTTCGGCTGTGTAGTACGCATCACATTTGGCATTATCAGCATCAGCAAACAGATCGAGAGTGATTGGCCCAAACATCGCGTTAATGCCCCAGAACAATGACTCAGGGGTACGCCACTGATCGCCAACATCTTTGAGGTAGTGTTCAGGCTCTGCACGTTGAGCAGCTAAAGCGGCGCAGTATGGGTTGATGTTCATATTCACGACAACACCTCCAAACGAACAACAGATTCATAGTCCATACGTGGATCTGCAGAGCCTGATGGCTGGCACATCCGTGCACATGCCGTTCTGCTCGCTACGGCGTGTTCCATATCTTCTTCGGTACCGCAGTTCTCAATAACTCGGGACCATTCATATTCAGCGCGGCGCCACTGTTTTGATGCCTCACAGCGTTGGGCTCTTTCTCGATGGAGTTGAACCAGTGCTGGGCGGTGGCGGCGAATTACTGGCATGGTTTGTTTTTTCACACTGCACCTCCGGTACGCTCTAAGAGCCACTTTGGTAAATCGCTTCTGTCCACTGGTGCTGCTTGTTCTCGAGGTTGTTCGCTTGAATAACCGTTTCTAAAACCGGTAGGGATCGATGAGTAATCCTGCTTCGAAAAGTCCATATCAACGTAGCCTTTCGGCTTGGCTTGATTTGCTGTTGACCATTGGGCTCGAGGTGGACGGCTAGCCTTGGACCAGTTGGTTGCAGAACTCAGGTAGGTCGGGAATTTGCCCGGACGGAACAGCGTGGTTGGATTCAGGTTCGGCGCCATATCCAGATTGCTTCCCCAACGCTCGACGCTGAAATCGACAACCAACACCAGCTCGTCAGTGGTGAAACCATCACGCAGGCGGGCTCGAATGTTCTCAAGTGAGGATTTGCAGTTCTGGTAGCGGGATGCTGTCACTTGGTTCAGATGTTTGAGCACTTGAATCGCTTTATCAGTAATTTCTACCTCTGGGTCGGTCGGCGCAGCCGAACTGCCCAAAGTGTTTTTATCTGATGTGATCTCTTGAGTACTCTTTGTAGTGATCTCTGTAAGAACATTAGGACAATTTGTCCCAATGGAATCACCCGATTTTGTCCCATTGCATGAGGTCACTTTGTCCTTTTGCATTTGGACATTTTGTCCTAATGGAGTTGGACATTTTGTCCCAATGGAATTGTTGATAATTTCGGCATCATCTAGCGCCGCATGATCGTAGTTAATAGCGTAGTATTTCGTCTGATCACGCTTATCTTTGGATAGCTTTTCGCCAGTGATAAGCCCTTGTTTTTCTAATGAAGTAAACGTGCGGCTTACGGTTTTCTCATTCCAGAACTTAAACTGCTTGTGCCACTCTCTGATTGAGTTATATACCCAGCGACGGCCTTCATGCTCAATACCTGAGTTTGTCTCAGTCAGCCAGTATTGGACCTGTTGAAGTACAATGGCCTCGTTTAGTCCGATGCGTTCCGCTAGGTCTGAAAGCACTATGAGAGGGCGAGATGGTAAAAGTAGGCTCATATCAGTCCACCATCAGCTCAGAGGCGTAACGATCGGCAAGCCATTGCAGGCCCAGCGGCGTTACGCGGGTTTGAGTAAAAGCATGACCAAACTCAGATGTGCCGGTTTTCACGCAGAATAAGCCGTTACGCTGGTGGATTGAGGATGGCAATAAGTTGCGAGACTGACGAAACAGAACCTTGTCACGCAATAGCGCCTCTATCATCGACTTTTCAGCCATGCGCAGAATCTTGGCGCTTTCACGCAGACTCTTAGCACCAGCGGCATCAACGAAATGATCGACAAACGCCACCTTCGGCGCATCCTGCTGAACCTTAAACTCGAGCGCGGCTTTCTGCTCTGCCATATCAGCAGCAAGGCGCAACGCTTCTGGTAATGATTGAGGAAGCGCTGGAGTGCTATTTTCCAGCTCTTGCCAACGGTCAACGACAGCCGCAGTGAACAATGGTGACAAACGGGCAACCAATATCAACGAGTCTCGCTTGTTAAACCGATACTCCTGGTACGTATTCCCGTTATGCTCAAAATCGAACTGCGCCAACGGCGCGGTTAAAATACCCGCACCCACTAGGCGTTCGGCTGAGCGCTTAACATCACCGTGTTTGCTTTTAACTAACTCTGCGATCTCTCGGCTGCTCATCATTGGCTGCAATGAGTTCATAACCTGATGGTTTTGATATGGCGCTATGCCAGTTACATTAAGATTTGTCATAGAGCCCCCCAGCGTCTTTTAATTACACCCACAATGACCAAAGCCCTTTCGTGGTTACATGGCACCCAACGGTTTGCTATTCTTCGTTCATACCGTAACGGCGCAGGTGGAAGCGCATTGCTTACCAACTTGCAGCGCAGTTGCGGAAGATGAGAATTTATTGTTAAATTGCTCACGCGGTTATTTCTCCACACACTGATTTAGTCGCACCCGACGCCAAGAGCTGCATACTCTTGGCGTCACCCTCTCCCCACAGCATTTCTGAAATCACCCAAATCTCGGCTATCAAAGACTGTGCTCGATAACCTTTGGCACGTAGGCGTTTGCTTTCTTCTCGGTCAAGAACGCCATCATGGGTGAACTCGTTATGTGCTCGGCTAAAATCACCCAGCGCCGCCAGCAGGTCGTTAAATTTGTGCAGCAGCTCTTCATTCCCGACCTGATCCACATCAGGCAGTTTCACGAACACACCACCAGCACGCTTACACATAGCTTCGGTAATATCCGTGCGACCGGAAAAGGCCTCCAACTGAATAGCCATGCCGAACGGCACCATTTGCCCACCGATCTGACGGACGCGGTTACTCAGCGCGTTATGGGTACCGTCGTGCGAAAGCTGTTGCGCCATCGCTTCATACCCACCCGGTGTTGAAGTGATCAGCTTGTGCATTGCTGCTGTCATATCTGCCGGGGCTGGAAAATTCTTGTTGTCCACAGTGTTGGTCTCTCTTTTGTGGTTTTATTTATTGCTCACTGATTTATGATTTCCTGAATAAAGCGCAGGGTCATACTTCAACTCGCCATTGGTAATTCGCTCAACTTTAAGAGCTTGTTTCTCTGGTATTACTTCCCCCCAGCGACACACCGCTGGATGGCTAATACCGAGTACCAAGGCTGTTTTTCCTACACCTCCAAAATATTCAGTTACTCGTTTCTTTTTCATGCTGGCTCCAATTAGTAATCACATCACAAAAGGTAACAAAAGGTACATCATGAAGCAAACACTTTTCACATCCATTTCGGGTAACATTGGTTACATGAAAAGTGAAATGAATGAGCGGATTCGTTCGCGGCGGCTGCAGTTAGAATTGACTCAATCTGATCTGGCTAAAATGCTCAGAGTAAGTCGTGTGTCCGTAACGAAGTGGGAAACGGGGATTACAAAGCCTGATGGCGAGAACCTGCATCAGCTTGCTGCGACTCTTCAAACAACCCCAGAATGGATCTTATATGGAACTGGAGATTCACCAAAAGATGACACTGTTGTCATTCCAAACTTATTGGCACCTACAGCGATTCCAGTCATATCGTCTGTACAAGCAGGGGCTTGGACTGAAACACATGCATCCGCGCGCTTATCTGATGTTATCGGTTGGTGCCATACAACGGTGAACGTATCAGATGAAGCTTTCGCACTAATCGTTCGTGGTGAGTCAATGACCAACCCGAACGGGGCACCAACAATACCTGAAGGGTCAAAAGTTATCGTGGAGCCGCATTATGGTTGCATCGAAGATCTTTACGGGAAAATTATCGTGGCCATACTTGATGGCACATCAGAAGCAACAGTGAAGAAACTTGTTTGGGATGGCCCTAACCGCTACTTAATGCCACTTAACCCATCATTCAAGCCTATCGAAATAAATGGAAACTGCAGGATTATAGGTAAAGTGGTTCAAGTTACCCAAGATCTCTGACTAACATCCTATTTCAAAAGCCGACAGCCAATGTCGGTTTTTTTTTACCCGCAACTCCCCTTCCAAATCCTTTATGTAACTTTGAGTACATTTTCTATTGACACCAAAGAGTAACATTAGGTACATTCATTTCATGGTTTGTGTAACTCATCTTACCAAACACATATTGCAGCTTTGGCGGTTGCAGGATTTCAACCAGAGGATTGATGGCTGTTATTTGGCCTGTAACCGCCCTTTTTAAACATGTGTAGGCGGCATCGTTTAGCTCTTGAGTTAACCAATGCTGGGTAAATTAGCTGATGGAATAGGTGGATATTATGGGGCGAGTTATTGAAGTTCACATTGATGGTGCAATCGTATCAGCAATAAAAACTGAAACTGCGGTCGCAGCAGATTACTTAAGTTTTATTGATAGCCTAACAAAAGCATTGCTTAACGATTCCGAGGAGCTAGAAAAAGAAGCCAATATGTCAGAGAGAACCATTAAGCATGCACGCTTTGGCTCCTTTGGTTCCTTACCAATTAAAGATTCCAAAGGTCTTCAATAAACAAATTAACACGTATCTGGCTGGAGTTACTTGATGCCTCAAGAAAAAACTTCACAGTTTCATCTGAAATATGAGTGTTCCAATTTTTGTAATTATGCTTCGGGAAATATTCACTAAAAATTGATTCAACAGCAGCTTCACCAGTTGAAATATCGGGAATCATGCTGCACTGATATAGACATTTTGCAATAAGAGTTGATTTTAACATTGCTCATCCTTTCTTGGTTGTGTGAGAGCACCAAGGATACCACCGTGCCTGACGTGGGTAAAAGACAGGCACACAACTGTATGAGTATTGCACCGGATATGTGGCATAGCAGCCCCTGATGCAAGTTACCGATGAGGTAGTTAGGTCGGAAAACCGCGTTCAAGCCAAGCGGCGCAAGGTGGACAAAGGCAATGCTCATACAGTTGTGGTGTAGCTCAGTTGGTAGAGCGGAGGCCGCCCGAGCTTCGCGTCGCTGGTTCAAGTCCAGCCACCACAGCTCATTTGTGTGGAGAATTATTAGAGATCCAATCTGTTTGTGTGAATTTTCATTAATTCGCACCGGGGAAACTCATATCTAAAAACGTGTGGAGAAATAACCGTGAAATTAAATGAATTACCCCCAAAGACGTTAATTAAGCAAGCGCATGCAGGCGTGAAGCTTATCGCTGAACAGTATCCAGATGCAGCAGCAATATTACGTGAAGCCATCACACGGTTTGATGTATTACGTGAGGTCCACCAGCTTGCTAAGCAAGAAGCAATACCAGAACAAGCCAAGCGCGAACAGGTTCGCCGTGAACACGCCGAATGGTCTGATGCTACGTTTGGCGACGTTGGTCCGGTTGGCCCTCTTAAACATCTGTCAAAAGAAGCTCTTGAAGCGGCTGCCGACCCAGATGATCTACTTGAGTGGGCTGATATGCAGTTTTTGCTATGGGATGCACAAAGACGCGCGGGTATTCCTGACGACTTTATCACTGTGGCGATGATTGAAAAGCTGGAGATAAACAAGAAGCGTCAGTGGCCTGAGCCGAAAGATGGTGAGCCACGCTTACATATCAATACGCAATCAGCACAACCTGTAATGGCGGAACAGTGGCGTTCGTTTGTTACTGACGCAGACATTGCAGCGTTACACCGCTTTGCTGAGTGCTGTGACGACCCTGAATCAGGCGGTCACGATCTGGAAAAAGAACAGGTGCAGCGGCTTGAAAAAGCTGGAGCGTTACAGCGCTCAGGTCGAATTAGCTATATCACTGATTTTGGTGATTATCTGATTTCAGCAACTGCACCTATCAATGCACAACAAAACGAACCGCAAAATATTCCAGAAAATATTCTGGCGCAACCTGTAAGTAATCCGTCGAACTCTCCGGTAATTCCTGATGCATATGTGCTCGATGAGCTCGGGAGAATGACGCTTAACGGCGTGTGCGAGCCGAGAGTTAGCTTTGGTGCTGGCTGGAACGCTTGCCGTGCCGAGATGCTAAAAGCACAACAAAACGAACTGCAAAATATTCCAGAAAATATTCCTGCACCGCTAGATGCTCAAGATTTAGAGCTCTATGTAGACATACTCGAAAATAGCGATAGCGACGATGAGGACGGGGAATTAAATAACACTCAGCTAATCGTGTGGCTTAAAGAGCTACAACGCCGTCGTGCCCTGCCAGCACAACCTGTAAGCGAGCCTTACAAGTTGCCCGATGGTTGGGTAATGGTTCCTGAAGAAGCAACCATAGCTATGCTAACTCTTCTTGGGCTGACGGGAAGCTTCGATTTTATGCAGCAGAAATACAAAAACATGCTTGCCGCAGCCCCAGAACAGGAGAGCGAATAATGGCAATTCTTAATTATGACCCAGCCGATACGGACAAAATGAAACTGCCGTCAGGTAAAACGTGCGGTGATTGTGTGCATATTCGGCGTTGTAAAGCCATTTTCGGACACACTGAATCTGATACGTATTGCGATTGGTCACCCTCTCGCGCTGCATTTTCAGCCCCTTCACAGGAGAGCGAATAATGAAAGATGAAGATTTAGACCGCTGCCCGCGCTGCAAAGAGGATATGTGGAAAGGAAATAAACTTTGCAAAACATGTCAGTACGAAGAAGACGTCGAAAATACAGTTAACGAATATCTAGATCAAGAACCAGTAATGATCTGTGACATGTGCGGACACGACGCATTTCTAGAAGAAAACGGCGCATATGAGTGTGACTTGGGGCATGTTTTTTCAGTTCGCAGGGAGCGCAAGCAATGATCACAGGAACTACTCAATATGACGATGTGCAGTTATCACATTGCAAAATCTGCGGTGGATATTACAAAGCAGATGAGCCAGAAGAGCATGAGTGCTCAACCGCAGCACAGGAGCAGAAATAGATGGCTAACAGAACAGTAAACAGAAAAGCTCGCCGCTTACTTGGTCTGGATTACAAGCTGAGTAATAAACCTAACGATGTTGTATTCCCGTTTCGGGTTCCTGACTTTGGGCGCTTTCAACTGCCTGAACATCTGCAATCTCATGAGGTGATTTCGGTGAAACCGGCTCCGTACATGCTCCTCGGAATGCCGTGTGAGGGTTACGCATATTATCCAATAAGTGCCTTTTACCCGGCCTACATTGGCAAGCCACGAAACACAGAGGGAGAACAATCAAATGATTAACACTATCGTGATCGACACAGAAACTATGGATGTACGCCCTTCTGCTCTCATCCTGTCCATTGGCGCTTTTGCTTTTGATGTTACCGATCTGGAAGGTACTCGCGAATCTATTCTGGCTGTAAGCCGTGATCCTGAGCTTTCTGACTATTCAGCTAATGCGTTCTACTGTCTGCTTGATGCTAACGACCAGCTGATGCTTGGGCGCTCTGTTTCGAAAGATACACAGCACTGGTGGCGAAATCAGAACCAAGACGCGCAGGAAGCATTATCCGGCGATCGTGAATCGTTAGCTGACCAGTTGCTTAATCTGAATAGTTGGATTGCTCAACATACTGGCGCCACGATTTATTTTCGTGGTACCGATTTTGATGGTTCGATTCTAGAAAGCGCATACCGCACCTGCAGAATGGAATGCCCTTGGAAGTACAACGGAAAGCGCGACGTTCGGACGTACATCGATGCGCTCACTGATGGCAAAAAAGGTTATGTTCCTGACCACCAGCCATACTTCCAGATGATTAAGCACAACGCGCTTCATGACGCGATGAATGATGCCGAGCAGATGGCAA